GTCCATTGTCAAAAGTGGTAAAGGCGTAAAAAAGCCACCCGAAGGTGGCTCTTGTTGGTTGGTGCTGGCTACTCGTAAGCCCCAATGCTTGGCGTTGCGGCGTGACCTTTGAATTCGGTGATGCGCTCTCTCAGTACACATTCCTCATACGCTTCAAGATACCGCTTACAGTCAATCTCTAACTGCTTTATGTACGCAGCTTGTTTCCCAATTTTCCACTGGTAGTAGGCTCCGTAGCAGCCAACCACAAGCAGGCAAAAAAGTTGTAGTGCAGAATCTGTGTTCATTCATAGGCTCCTATGCTTGGGGTGGTTGCGTGGCGTGCAGCTCCTGCAAAGTCGGTCGAAATGCCGCTGTTGTAGCCTGCCAGCTTTGCCGGTGAGCCAGCTTGCAGTCGGAAGTCGCCAGTTGCTGCGGCAACGAATAGCGGGTCGGCTTGAATATTCCCAAGACCAGCCATAGCAGGAAGCGCTAAGAAGTCAGCAATGGTGTACTGATTGCCGTTCCACTTGATTACATTCCCAGAATTGTTCGGCATCCAGAAAATGCAGTTCCTGATGATGGCCCCAGCAGCTACTGCGTTCGCATAAATATCAATCAAAAACCCATTGGCAGCGGTTGACATAAATATGCAGTTTTGCACGATGACCCCGGTCATACTTCCCCTGAGTGCGAAGCCCCCAACCACGGCGCTCGAAATGCACTGGTTATAGTAGACCTCGTGGCTAAAGATTACATCGGTTGAATTGACGGCTGTTCCGCCGCCGATGTACAAATCCGCTCCGAGATCGTTGGAATAGTTCAAGTTGTTGTAAAACCTCCCGTATCGCACCGACTCAAATAGGGCCGAATACCCTTGTGCTTGCCCAGATACAGACCCATGCAGCCGGTTTATGTTTTGGCGCACAGTGAAGTTGTCGAAGCGCTCCGATGTCCCATAGCCCTTATTGATTCCTAGCCCGTTGTTACACTTCTCAAACAGGTTCTTCTCAATCAAAACCGTATCGCAAACGCCGTGGAATATCAGCGCAAAGTTTCCCCGGTTCTGCGTCATGTAAGACCAGTTAAGCCTTACCGTTAAATCAAACACGTTTGCAAGGTACATGTTGTGGTTTGTCGTGTAACTGGCGATGCCGCAGTCGTAGACGGTATTGCTCTCTATCAGACTTGACTGCCCACCAACAGCAGAGCCAACACCACCGCCATCAATGCCCGCGCCATTTGATTGCACTCGGCACGCATCGTGGATAATGGTGTTCTGAATCAGAATATTGTTGGCCGTCCCTGCTGTTTGGTTTGTGCCAAGCAGAACTCCATTACCGGCGCAGTACGCAACCTCGCATCTTGAAACCTCCCAGTTGCCAAGAGAGTTAAACCAAACCCCCTGTGCATTGGCAACTGATCCCGCTGTAACTGACACACTTCCACCAGCCCATGTGAGTGTTTCCGACGAGGCGAATGTGGTCGGGACGGACGTTAATTCAATGTGCCAATAAACACCGTTTGCGTACTGAAAAACTCCGGTTGCCCCAGACGTACCACCCGTAATCACTTGCCCCGCTGTTGGGGCCGATCCGGTTACTGTGCCAACTGGTGTCTGAACCACATACTTGGCATCAAGTGATAAATTGCAGATTCGTTCATACCCGCGAGTTCCCCAAGCCACCGCCAGGTTTGTATTAGCCTGTGCTGCGCTGTTGACGTAGCGAATGATCGGACGTGCACCTGTAGACCATGCACCCGTGAGGTATTTACTTGTCGATAGCGCACCTTTGTTTAGGTTGATGAAGCCGTCATAAGTGTCGCCGCGCTTGAGCACGAAAGCAGAATCTGCTGCCGCTGGTGCGCCGCCTGTTGTTGTGTATAAAAACTCTTTGGCCAGCGTCTGAAACGCTGCGCCGGAGGTGAGTCCGTTATTTGTATCTAGCCCGCTTGTCGCATCAAGGTAATAAAGCACCCCGGTAATGGGGTCGCTGGTATTAACCTCTCCGGCGTCTGCTGCAGCGCCATACGTCACCACCGCTGGAGGCTCGACCACCACCGGGTACATGGCCGCCGCCATGCGCCATAAGGCTTGATTGATGCGGCGCATTAGGAAGCTCCCACCACTGTTCCGATGTAGTCCAGCGCCGCCGCTGTTGCGTTAGTCCCGCTTGTACGGACAAACAGGGTGTGATAAGAACGGTCGTTTCGTGGCAGATTGGTGGTGAGTATCTTCACCGCGATAGCCTGCGTGTTCATGTTTTCAACCACCGCCATAAACGCGGTGCCAGCGTTGTTCTTGTAGATAGTCAAGCCGTAAGCAACGAATTGTGATTTAGGGAACGCAGCCCCCAAGTCAACTTTGGTGGCCGCAATAGCCGTGGCGTTGCTTCGGTGCATAAGCTGCATATTGGTATCTGACGTTTCGCCACCAATAACAATAAAGTCAACCCCAATGGTCGTTGCGGTTGGCTCAATTGGGCCAGTGCCTAGCGTATTGGCAAAGGCCAATGTATTGCAGATTCCAACCATGAGCGGCCCCTTGCTGGCGGCTTCAAGCGCGTCAGCAATACCAAACCGGAACACCATTGGGAAATGGCTATTGACCGTATCCATGCGTGCAGACATAACGTGCTGCAAACCCGTACTCCGGTTGGTCGCAGCAACCCCTGATTGCCTAACCCGCCGCAAGGTTCCGTACTCTGGACCCCCATCGGAGAATGATGCAGCGGCGGCGGTAGTGCTCGAATCAATTGCCGTAATAGGCGGCATTCCGAAACTGTTTATTGACGAACCGCCAATTGCGCTTGGCGTGCTGATGCCAAACATCGACAGGGAAGACCCCAAAGATAGCCCACTCTTACGCTGCCCAACAATCGCCCAGCTATCCACACCTTTTCGCCGAGCGCCGCCCCATCCTCCTTGCTCGATAACCTGCACTTCGCCAACCAGAGTTGCACCCGTGCCCTTAATGATCGCAACCGGGGCAACTGTGCTGCCCAGCACCTTAAGCTCTGCCGCCGTGGTGTCATAGCCACCAGACGCATCCGTTTGGATCGTCAGCGTCACTGGGATGGTCACCGCAGAGCAATCCAACACGCGGTTGGTGTGGGTTGCGGTCAGGTTGAGGTTGTTGCTGGTGAAGTCGCCATTTACCAGTGCCAGTGTGGCCGTTGCACCAGCACCCGCAGAGGCAGAGCGTGTAGACGCAATAAACGATGCCGCCACATCACAACGCGCCTCGACATTGCCGCCGCTAACTGCTGTGAGCTGGTAACCAGATTGGGCTGTGACGCCTGCCAGCGTGACGGTGTTAGAGCCACCGCCGATAACATCCACGGAAATAAAGTCGCCCAAGAGCGCATCCGTGCCGGTAGCAGTCAGTGTGACATTGCCAGCCGTCACATCGACCACGATTAGGCGGTTGTAGTGGGCTGCGCGGGTTAGCGTGGTGTTGGCGCTTAGAGAGACGGGTGCGAGTGTTGTCGCAAGCGTGACCGACTTACCAGCCGGACTAATCAGGCCCGTGATGTTGCCGGATGTGTCAAATACACAGTTGGCCGGTGTGTCAGTTGTGATAGCAGGCGTTACAGCTACGTCGAAATCAATCTCGCTTGAGACACTGGCGACCAGCAATACCCGCACCTGATAAGCATACGGCCCGTAAGTGCCGCCCGTTGCGCCGGTTGCCAACACAGTGCCTGCGCCCGTACCCTCAGTTATCGTGGCGTTGTATGTTCCAGCAGCGGCGACCACCTGCAATGATTCGCCAATTCCAACCAAAAACGATAGAGATTGCGAATTGCGTAGTGTCCGTGTAGTCATGCTTTGCCCATCCTTTGACAAGATTGTCAAAAGTGGTAAAGGGTCAAGCGACGAAGCGGTCCCTGCGGTAGGCGATGGGCTTAACGCTGCCATTGCTGTTGCCCAATGCGTCGGCCACGATGGCCGCGTACCGGAATGCGTCGGCTCCATGGCTAAACTCGTCGTGTAGCGCTGATCCTGCCTCGTTGGTCTGCTTGTTGATATGCCTGCGGTAGCGTTTCAGGCACTCGATCAACCGTGCGGCCTTGGTCTTGTCGAAGTACACCCGGCTAAACGTCATGCGCGCCGCCTTGATGCCTTCCTCAATGCCCATGTTTGGCGTCTGCTCCACCGCACACCCAAGCGCCTCTAGTATTTCCTGTGCGCTTTTGCCGGTCTTGTAATCTTTGTGAAAGCCATCATGCGGCAGGTAGTGAATGCCCCAATTAAGCGGCATTGCTTTTAGCGTCATCACGTAATCAGCTAGTGTGCGGTGACTGTCTTCGATGTAATCCACAATCCGTAGCTCACTAGCTGAACGCTGCACCAGGATGATGGACATGGAATCATTCCACCCCAAATCCCATATGGCGTGCGTCTTGAGCATCACATCGTTTGGCACGTTGCGAATGCGCCCTTCGCTCTCAGCCTTGGATATTTCATCGAAGTAAATAGCCCCATCAACGGCTGGTTTGCACCGCCCCTCCCAGATATGCCGGTACTCATCCTCGCGCATGGTCGCTTTGGCGTGAATGCGTTCATCTTCCAGCACTGACGGGAACCATGGGTTGTCCATGTAGTTCAATTCAATGCTTATCGTGTTCGGCGCGGGATTGATTACCGCCATCTGGTGCGTTTCATCGCTCTCTAGTTCTGGGTTGTACGTTGCCCATATCTCAGAGTTTGCCGCCCGAATGGTTGGCGTGAGAATGCGCCATGACCGCTTGGTTATCGTGTGGGCTTCCTCGCACCACACCACAGAGCACCCCTCAAACGACTTAATCGAGTCTGCTGTTTGGTCGCTCAACCCTGAAAAGTAGAACGCCGAACCATTAAGCCCGCGTATCTCGTTCTCCAATATCTGGAAAAAGCCACTTAGCCCAAGTTCTGCGATCTGGTCGCGCAATAGCTGATGCACCGATTGCTTGATTGACTTCTGCACCTCTCGCGTACATAGAACGCGCTCAGTGCCTGCAAATGCCTTGGTTATCAGCGCCCTTGCAACGGACCATGATTTTCCGCTTCCCCTTCCGCCCCTGATAAAAAGGTATCGCTTTGGCACGAATAGAACATCCGCCAGCTTGGGCGGGAACTCTACGTTAAGTGCGTCGTCCTGCGATGACATTGATTACTTTTGGGAAGAATAACGCGAGGTCATGCTTTGTTGCCTCGTTGAAGCCGTGCATAGAGTTAAGCTCTTTAACGGCTGATACAGCCTCTCCCGGCTTTGTCTCACTACCTAACCCGTCCGCGATAGATTTAAGCACTCTAACGCTGTCCTGTCGCGTCCAAAGGGCTATCTCAGACAGTTGATTGCGAAGCTCTTTCAATCTTAGGGACACGTTAGGGTCATCCATAAGCCTGCAAGCCTCTACCGCTATAGGGTTTGCGCCCATGTTCCCGGCGTCGTATGCGCTGCGGTAGGCGTCCGATTGGCTCATCCCACCCGCTACTGCTTGGGCGAATGCCTCTTGTTTGGCTGTGAGTGCCATCACGCCCACGCCTCACTGTAAGCCAGTACCTTTTCGACTGTGGATAAGTCGATCAGTGCGCCATTGATGCGCCGCTGTTCTTTGTGTGTCATGGCTGCCCCAGTTGCAACGCTGCGCGGTGTAACGCAAGATCAGACTTGAAACAACACAATATATGTAGGCTTGCTGGCGTCAATTCTTCGCCTCTTGCTGCTGCTCTTGCCATATCGCACATAACTAGAGCCGCCTCCCCTAGTGTAAAAACCTCTCTGCGGTGTCCGGTTACACAGGCATCGTCGCCATCATCAATCATCTTTGCGATCAAGCAGGCGACAATTTCCATGTCTGAAAGCTGCTCTGATCCATCTGGTAGATCGTTAAATTTGTCCATGCGAGTTCACCTTAAAGTAATTGTTCGCTGTATAAAAAATGCTACGGATTGGTGTAACCCTATCCTGCGGCCTTCCAATCTGTTCAGGTCAAGCTCTTTCGAGTCGTAGCAAAAGAAGTGGCAACTGCTTGCTACTTCCAGGGAGTGCGTTTATTGTCAGAGTTGGTAAAGGCTCACCTCGCATTGAATATCGAATTGATCCCGCACAGGCACTTGGCTACCCCGTACTGCCTGCCAGGCACAAGGTAGATTGACCGCCCGTTAGCGTCCGTCCCCCGCTGTATCACGCCGATAAACGTCAGGTTATAGAGTGCTGCCTGTACCTGCCCATCTTTTAGGCATGTCTGCGTCAATATGTCATGCCGGTACATATAGCCATGCTCCACCG